TGTCAAAATTTTTTTATATTTGGAGATATTTTAATATATGATAATAATAAAAATTAATCAGGGTAATAACATTGAGAAGGCTCTCAAAACCCTAAAGTCAAAAGTAATCAAAACAAAACAAAATCAGATTTTATTTGAGAAACGTGAATATACAAAAAAATCTGTACTTAGAAGAGCACAGATTCTGAAGGCGAAACATATTCAAAGTCTTAAAGACCAATCAAATTGATTCTTCCAAATTTTTTAATTTTAAGAAATTCAATTGGTCAAATTTTTCAGACTTAACTTTATCAATCGTTTCTGAAATTTTTGTTTTAATATCCTGTGAATCTTCACTATTTTGGAGTGCAGTCAATTTAGATATTGCACTTTCCTTGATTGTCTCAAATTTTGTTTCCAAAGTTTTGGTATCTTCAGAAACTATTTGAAAAAATTCTTTTTTAGAATTTTCGTCCAAATTAAGTATATAATTATTAACTGTTTGGTTAGCAACTGCGACCATGGAACTAATCGGTATATGTATACTTTCTTTGATAGATTCTTTAGTTGATGTAATAACTTTCAGAATATTTTTCTTTGCACTTACTCTTTCAAGTAAATTAACACCTTGGCCATAGACTAATGTATCTATTTCAGTATAATTGTTTTCAGTTTTTTCAGAAAGACTAATTGGAAGTTTAATACTTGGTAAAATCTTATTCAATAGAGAAATCCCCTCCTCTATAAAATCCTTCGCATCCTGTTCACTTAATCCTTGAGGTGAACTCAGTTGGTCATATATCGCGTATGCTTTAGACATAGCTTTATTACTCAAAACGTTGTGTTTGAATTCTCGTAAAGTCTTCTTGAATTCAGTTTCATTTTTGTATGATTCCAAGAGATTTTTTTCAATTAGGGATTTTATTGTTCCGAAGGTCATTGTGTTTTTTACAATAAATATTATGAGTTTAATAACTTATCTAAGTGTTTTGAAATTTCTCCTAAATAATCTTGTCCTTGACCCAAATTAATCATTTGAGATCCTTTAATAAAGTTATTTTCAACTAAAATGTTCATATCTTTTTGTCTTGATTCTGGAGTTACTTCTGCCGCGGGAGGAGCTTCTTCACCACCTCCGGCCGGTGGTGTCTCTGTCTCTCCACCAGGAATCTCACTACCTCCACCGAATGATGGTGGAGGACCTAATTCCTCACCTCCATCCATTGTGGTTGCCGCACCTGCGGTTGGTGTTGCCCCTGTAGCACTTCCGTAAAGTTTATCTATATTATCAAACAATCCTGTTTTTGTAATAACTGTTGGAGTTGCTTTTAACTCTTCGCCTACAGCTCTTTCAATTCTTTGTTGTTGTAAGTCTAAACGAACTTCATCATCTGACCATCCAAAGATGTGTTTCTTTGCCCATGTAGATGAAGTAGCTTGAATTCCATTTCCTGGATCGGAAACCAAATCTTTATACAATAATACTTTTTCTTTCCAAACATCAATTTTCAATAAATCTGCTTGTGTGGAAGGATTTGTTAATCCAATTGTAAAATTCCCTAATTCATCTTCAAACCCTAATAAAAACAAATGCACAATTGCAATCTTATTAAGTTCTGCAACCATACTCTTTTGAATTCTGTTGATTGTACGGGCAAATCGGATATCTTGTAATGCCAAATTTTTACCATCACCAACAACTTCTTCGAAACCTAAGAATGCTTTTGGAACTCGGAGAGCGGTTAACAATTTCTTTTGAATATATTCAATATCGGCAATTTCAGATAAGTTAGTTGCGCCTGGCAAAGTATCGATAGGTGTTGGCGCTGCCGGATCTCTTACAGGTATGAAATAATCTTGGTCAACCGCCATTTGATTGAATCTCATATCAACATTACCTGTTTTACTATCAACAACTTGCTCTCTTTTGAATTTGTTTGCAACACGTTGTACATATGCTTCGACATCATCGTCGTTCATGTTACCCACAAAAACTTTGAATATTCTTCTTTCAGGGGCTCTTGAAGTTCTATATATTAACATAGCGTCTTCACAAAGAAGTAATTGTTTCCAAATACGTCTTGCTTTTTCCAACATAGATGTTCCATAAGGAAGTTTCCTGTCATCACCCAATAACCTGAAGTGAGCCATCTCCCAAGATTGGAATTCCATATTTTTATTTTTCCAAGTGAAGTGTAATCCTTTTTTGTCCTTATCGACCTCATTTTTTACATCGACAGAAATTTTACCACTTGCCCCAACTTCATGTCTTTCAATTTCTATAGTTGGTAATTGTTGACATCCTACAATTCCTTTCTCAGGGTCTAATTTCAAATAGACGAAATTGTCTCCATACTTACATGTATTACGTGTCCACATTGGTAAGTTGGTGTTGATATCTAAAGCGTTGTTGAATAAATCTGCGAGTACTCCCTTTATTCTTTTTGACTCTGAATAAATTTGTAGTATGAATCCATCTTCATTTGTGGTGGTGGATTCTTCAGCATAAATGTCTAAAGCCGCTGAAATCTCAGGAGTATATTCCATTGATTCATAATCATATTGGGCAGATAATCTTGTTGGCTCATAATAAATTGCCTGAGAATAAAGATTGTTCTCAACTTTAGCCCATTGATTGGTAAGATAATATGTTTGTTGTGCTTGAAGTTTTTCTTTCTCATATTCCTCTCTACTCTTTGTGCGTAGGAGTTCCTTTTTATCAAACTTGAATGTTGGATAATCTTGTTTTAATAATGAGTTAGGTCCAAATGTTTGTGACAGTCTTTGCCAAACCGTCATATTTTGTTCTGCCATAATCTAAATTTACTCTTTACCTCAGTAATATAAATAGTTATCTAGCACCAAATAACCATCCATATTTTTGGTAATCTGCTTTAGATGCCCCATTATTATTCAAGTGGGGGTCTCGACCCATTTGAGGTACCAATGGGTTAAAAAAATCTGAAGTATTTTTATTTTCATTCATTACTGTAGACCACGAATTCAACATGGCCTTTGTGTGATTAACGACTTTAGTTAATGACTGAAATGATTTTTCCGCAACATAAATTGCCATGGAAAGTCCCATTATACAATCATCATGTTGACCCTTTTGGTGGTCAGGTCTTCCATTGATATAAACGAAGGTGTTCATCTCATTGTATGTCCTATGAGAATATATTTTGAATCCATGTCTAACTCCTTCTTCGAATGCCGCAATAATTTGTACTCTTTTTGTATTGAAGTTGATACCGGGAATTTTTTCATTGATTTTTGGGTCCCACTTCCATTTGTTGGAAGTGTCAACTCCATCAACATATAATCCGGGTTGGTATTGTAATTCTTGCATTTTTCTGGCAGTTGAAACCCCCATACCACCCGTGATATCAATTACACAGAATGCATTGTACATCGTTCCCCACTTATATGCAATTTCAGCTAAAACATCGGGAGGGATTTTACCAACATATTCTAATACTTGTTCCCGTTCATCAAAGTCAATGATTTGGATTGATGAAAAATCCTCAGAGTCACCACGAGAAACGTCAACCCCCATAACATATTTGTGTCCATTTACAGGTTCCTTAAAAATCCACAAAGCGTTACCCATAAGTTTAGCTTGTGGGGGCCTCAATTGATTTTTGGAAATGTTTTGCATCAACTCTGAATCGAATACGTTATCACCCGATCCTAAGAAGTTACATTCAAGTTCTTGAGCAACTTTACGTCTATCGTACTTGAGTTTTTTAACCATTCCCTCAAACCATGCTGAACAAGGTTTATACCCTTGAGAAATATAATCTGTTACAACAGTATGGTCTCTTTCATAAGGATTATGATTAACTAAGTTAATTACGGAATCTATGGGATAATCTTCTCGATTCAAAAGATAATGAACCAAATCATTTGTCTTTACCATGTATAAATCTTTGGTGTAACGAGGGTCCCGATACCAAAACATTTCAGAGATTTTGAAATCATTCATCCCTCTTAGTGCTTGGTCATAAATTTCATAATATATTGGGTCGTAACCGTTTGGAGTGGAAACTACGATTACTTTACCACCAGTAGATAGTGAGGCCATACAGGCAGACCAGAAGTCTCCATCGGCCTCGATAAAGGCCGCTTCGTCAAAAATAAGAATTGTTGGTGTATAACCTCTAAGAGCATCTTTGGATGTTGCCACCGCTTTAACTTCACATCCATTATTTAGTTTGAAATGTCTTTGGGAGTTTTTTTCGACAGAGAATCTTATATCAACCCAATCAGGCCATTGTTCAATAAACGCCCTTATTTTGTTGGCCATTTCCACAGAGGTATCCAACTTGTTGGCAATGATTAGAACTTTTTCAGGTTTTTCTTTTCTTGCAAACGCAAGTTTTTTTGACGCCCAAGCCGCGGTTACAGTTGAAACCCCCGCTTGTCTGTATTTTAATGCAATGTTTTCGTTGTAGCTTTCGTAATCTTCAAGTAGCGAAACTTGGTCAGGAAAAAGTTCTAATGGGACATACTTTGATACTGTATTATCGTATGTCTGTAAATAAGAACGAAGTGCATAAGGAGTACTCCTCATACACTTCGTATATTCTATAATTAATTGTTCTTTGTTCACAAAATTAAATCATATTCGAATTTTTTATGGTCTTGGAATTCCTAAATCCCTATAAAGGTCATCAAGTCCAAAATCATCATCGTCATCGCTACCTTCCTCACCTTTGAATTCATCATACTCTTTCTTGGATTGTTGTGCCTGTTTCATTATTTCTCTGAATTTTGCAGTTGCACGTTTCACCTTGGACTCGTCTTCAGATATTGCATTACCAATAATTTCCAAAAACTCTTTTGCCTCTGTTTTATAAAGGATTGAATGAAACCAAGGTGTGAGACCTTTGTTTTCATCATCGAACATCTCATCAGGTAATGCAAATCTAATTTTTTCAACAATTTCAGGACCGATTCTAAGTTGCATTGGTTCATTTGACAATACATCAGTTACGTCTCTTACTTGTTGAGACATATTAGGGTCTTCAGGTAATCCATGTCTACCAATAGATTCCTCAAGACCTTTGATAATCTCATGACATAAAATTGGGAATATTAGACCTTCAGCAACAATTTTGGTATCAGGTTTTTCCTCACCACCTTCTTCGTCCTCATCTTCGTCATTGTTTTCCAACTTAACTTTACCTGCAACACCACTTCCAGTTTGAGACATTTGTTCAATCATTTGTTCCATAGAAAAATACATGAAATCATTGATTGCCATTATTCCTAAATAAGCAGGGTATAATCGAGGGTCTATCTCGTCTAATCTTTCTTTGATTTCAGGTTTTTGGAAAATATAATGTCCTTTTTTCGCAGCCCCCTGAACCATTGCGTTTATCATATTTCTTTTATGAATTTCCAATTCCCTAATTTCCTCATCGGTTAAATCCTCTACATCAAATGAAGGAATTTCAAGTGGTGGAGCGTCTTGAGGTTTTTTTGGTTTCAACTTGAAGTCGGAAGTATTGATTGGAGCTCTGTTTAACTTCGCTTCGATTGTAAACCAATCATTTGGAACTTGTGCTTCTTCTAAACAAGCGTCGATTGCAAGTTGTTCTAATTCTTCTCTGTGTCTACCTTCAATACTCATAATCATAGGAACTTTACTCATCATTTCCTGATAAATCATTCCCTGTACTTGTTGAGAACTAATATCTTGTATTCCAGTTGCTTGTTTTAACTTATCCGCTACCTTACCAAATCTAGCACTGACCAACCTTTCTACGTCCTTAGATCCTTTTTTCAATGCGGGATTTTTTGCATACAAACTTTCAGGACTTCCCAATTTTCGTTCTAATCTTGGGTCCATTCTTTCGGGTCTGTCCCCGTAATTTATTTGTTCTTTAATCTTCGCCATTTTATTTTTTTAATAAATTTAAGATAACATCAATCACTTCTTGTTTGGCATCCTCAGGAGATATTTTTCCAGCCTTTGGTGCAATTTCTTCACCAGGTCTTGGATTTTTTCCAGGGTGTGAAGGTCTCGTTGTTGGTTTGGTGCCAGGTTTGGTAATTGGTTTAGATGGAGCGGTTGTCGGTTCCGCAGCCTTTGGTGCAATTTCCTCCCCTGGTCTTGGATTTTTTCCCGGATGTGAAGGTCTTGTTCCAGGTTTTGTATCTGGCTTTGTAGTTGGTTTTGCAGGTGCGGTAAGTGGTGAATTCGCTTCTGAAAGATATTTCAATAAGTCACCCTTAGTAATTCTCGGTA